TGGAATTTTGCAACAGGGCAAAAAGAACTCAGTAGACTGACGGCTGTGCCTGTTGATAGATGGGATGCTGCATATGCTATGCCGACATCGCCACCTGTTGTTCAGGTACAGACTGTCACTATTGATGATGCTCCGCAGCCCTATGATATTTATGAAAGCAACATTTATATTAATGCTGATGCTACAGATACAGTTGTGCTTAATTATATTTTTCGACCTGTTGTTAGAAACTGGCCTCCTGCATTTACTATGTGGACTATATTTAGGTTGGCTTCTGTTCTTGCTTTATCAGTTACTAGAAAAGGCGATATTGCAAGAAGTTATACAGATCAAGCTGAAGCTCAATTTAGAAGAGCAAAAGCTAGGGATTCTCAACAGGTTACAACTCAAGGATTAAAGCCGACTCGTTTTCATAGAGTAAGGCTTGGCAATGGAATTTACCAACATCTTGAAGGCACTTAATAAGTAGGCATGAATGGCACTTTTAAGACAATTTTATACAAACTTTACAGCAGGGGAGCTTTCCCCTCTCTTGTCATCAAGAGTGGATTCCGAAGCCTATAAAAACGGTGCTAAAACTGTCCGTAATTTTAGACTTCGTGCGCAGGGTGGTATTATACGCCGTCCAGGGTTTAAGTACCTTCAAACGCTTTCTAATCTTTCTTATCAGATGGAGTCTTACGTTTATGACGAAGACGAGGCGTACATACTTTTATTTAGTAATACTAAGCTGGATATTATTGATGTTACTAACCTCACAACAATAACTCAAACTCTTACGTCATGTCCTTGGGTTACTTCCCAGATAGGTCAATTAAAAGTTGCTCAATCTGGTGATACAATGATTATTGTTCATCCTGATTTTACCATGCAGAAGCTTACTAGAACTTCTGCTAATACTTTTAGTTTGGCAGATTTTGCTTTTGATGGATTAGATAAAAGACCATATTTTAGATTTGCTCCAACCGCAACAACTATTACTCCTTCCAATGCTAGTGCTGGAACAGGCAAAACACTTACTGCTAGTACAAGCATTTTTGTAAGCACTGATGTTGGAAGAAATATTAAATTTATTGATAGTGCTGGTACGGCTGCGTATTTTACAATAACAGCATTTACATCTGGTACAGTTGTTACCGCTACTTTAGATAGAGCTATAGCTAACACAAATGCTTCTGATAATTATACTCAAGAGGTTTTTTCTACTACAACAGGCTTTGCAAGAACTGTAATGTTTCATGACCAAAGGCTTATATTTGGTGGATCTCGTGATTTACCAAACAATCTTTTCTTTTCTAAAGTAGGTGAATTTTTCAACTTTGATGTTGGTAGCGGTTTAGATAGTGAATCAATACAAGTTCAGATAGCCGAAAATCAAATATCAGAGATAAAGTCTTTGGCTTCTTTTAGGCATTTAGCTATTTTTACATCTGAACAGGAATTATTTTGCCCTACTGTAGATAATCGTCCTTTGACACCAAGCACTATATCAATCAAAAAGCAAACAAGTTTTGGCAGTGGAGAAGTTAATCCTGTTGAGTTTGATGGAGCTGTTGTTTTTTTAACAAAGTCAAAGGGTGCTATAAGAGAATTTATATATTCTGATTTAAGCCAAGCTTACAATTCTGATGCTTTGACTATTTTGTCTCAGCATTTAATTGGCACTCCTACTGATATGGTTTCTCAAAGAGAAAGTTCCGATCAAGTTGAAAGTTATCTTTATTCTGTAAACACAGATGGAAATATAGCTGTCTTTACGAGTATAAGAAAAGAAAAGCTACAAGGTTGGTGTTTATATACAACTAATGGATCTTATAAAAACATTGTAAATGTAAACAGAAAAATATTTGTTGTAACTGAAAGAACCATTAACAGTGCAACTGTTACTGCTCTTGAAGAAATGAGTAATGAATTTCATTTAGATTCTGCGTTAAAACTGACTCATGGATCTGCTAAAACAAACTGGCAAATTGCACATTTGCCTAATACATTAGTTCATGTCAAATCTGGTAATTATAGTTTAGGTTCTTATACCACAGATGGTTCTGGAAATGTTACTTTGACTGATGCTGTAGATAATATTGAAATTGGTATAAATTACACACCAACCTTAACAACATTGGCTCCAGAGTTTCAGTTGCAGGATGGATTGTCTTTTGGGCAAAAACGTAGAATTGTGAGAGCTGTTCTTGATTTGAATGAATCTCTTAATGTAAAAGCTAAGGGAACTAATATTTTAATAAGAAGGGTTACAAGTAATTTTGCTGTTGCGCCTGATTCGATTACTCAAAGAAAAGAACTTTATTTCCTTGGGTGGTCAAATGAAGGTACACTTACAATAACTCAAGATGAGCCATTACCGCTTGGTTTGAATGGTTTGCTTTTAGAGGTAGAAGTTTAATGGGTATGCAATTACAAATAGCTGGTGCTTTTTTGGGCCTTATGGCTGCACAGCAACAACGTAAAGCTTATCAAATGGAAGCTGCTGCTTATCGTGAGCAAGCAGAGATGACAAAGATTGAAGCGGCTCAAAAAGAAAATGAGAGAAATCGTAAATTGCGTTTACAATTAGCTTCATTAGGTACATCGATGTCTGCTCAAGGTGTTTCTTTGGGAACTTCTCCATCTGTTTTGGCTCTTGCTGATGATGAGGAAAAGATAGCAGCAGCAGATATATCTTCTATTAGATTAATGGGAATGTCTCAAAGAAGGCGTTATGAGTTAAGCGCATCTGGATCTGAAGCGGCTGGCAGTGCTGCTATGATGGGTGGATTTATTAAATCTGCAACTGGTATTTATTCTGCTACTAAAGGTGTTGGCTAATGGTTTATAAGAAAACTGGCGGCAGAAGCGTTATAACACAGCCTGTTGGTATGCCAGATTTAAGTGGTTTTTTTGACTCTGCTAATCAGCTTGCAAAAGTAAGCCAGTTAGCAAGTGGAATTGGTTTAGATATACGCAAAAGAGAATATAATGACGCTATAAGGGATGCTGAAATAGATGGTTCTACAGCGGGTGCTGTTTATGTAGATGGAAAATTACAACCTCTTGTAAATTTTGATTACGAAAAAGCATCTGGTTTTGTCCCTGATGATCGGAAAAAAATACTAGATCAGTACAAAAAATCAGCGATAAGAACTTATGCTTCTGCTGCATCTGTAGATATTGATTTAGCAGCAGATAATGCGTTGCTTGATAATCCAACTGATCCTAATGCTATAAGAGGATCTTTAGAAGGGTATTTGGAAGGCATTGAGGATCTTGATCCTAGATTAAAAAGCTCTCTTACTGCAAAGGCTACTCAATCTTTTGGCATAGCTGAAAACAGAGCGTTTGCAGCACAGCAAAAAGAAGTTAAAGCCAACACAATAGCTGTTAATTCTAAAGCATATAAAAATCTTACTGTTGAAAAAAGTAAGCTTTTAGCTGCCTTGAATCCTGAAGATCAAGAAATGCAGGATGCTGTTAATGTTCGTGTTCAAGAAATTAACGCTGAACAAGAACAGATATTAGAAACTCTTTCATTAAATGAGGTTTCTGATAGAGCCATTCAAAAAATTAGAGATGCTGATACAACCATTGTAGCGTCCAGGGTTGGTAAACAATTAATAGAAAAAACGTTTTATGCTGAAGGTGAATCTGCTGCTAGACAAGCTGTTGTAACATTGATTGAAGAAGCAGAAAATAATCCTGACATAAACATAGATTTAGTCAGGTCTGTTGGTGTCAACACATTACAAAATTTAACTGGTATTGCTGCTGCTCAGAATAAAGAAGAAAAGAAAATAAGAGAAGGCATTTATGGTGATTTTTACGCCAAGATAATAATGAAACAATTTAATATACAAGATGTTATTGATGACCCAGAAAGTGATTTCTTTGAGTTATTGCCAACTCAGCAAGCTCAATTGTTTAGCGTGTCTCAAGGTGTTCAAGACGCAAGTGAAAAAACTGCCGCTGCTTATTTTACTAAGGTTTATGAAGGCAACGTTGCTATAATTAAAAACGCTGAACGTACTGGAACCAGTGGTCTTGTTGGTGATCGGGTTTATGACGCTATGCGTGAAAACACAGAGCTTTTTGTAAATGGATTTATATCAGTTAAACAATTTGAAGAATCAAAAGGTTTTTTCTTAGACCAAGTTGGTCTTTTGAAAGTAAAAGATGCTACTAATACAATAATTGGCTTGCATAGAGAATTAGGTCCAAACAGTAGTTTTTCACTGTCTCCTGCTACATTTAGAGATATAAGGACTATAGAAAAATATGAAAAAATAGGTGTTATTGGAAAGAACAGCCTGTTTTCAGATAGAATTTCTTATATCAAAGCAGTTGATACCTATGAAACAAATTACACTAAAAAAAGAACTTCTCTTAATCTAGCTAATTCAGCAGAAAATAAATTAGCAAATAACATACCTATTTCTCAAAAAGAACAATCAGCTCTTGTTGAAGAAAAGGGTTTTGATAAAGTTCGTATAAAATTAGTGGATGATAGTGGCATTGAGTCTGTTCAAATGATGAGTGTGGATGATGCTCTTTTAAGTGAAGATGAAAATGTTTTTCAACAGGCTGTAGATAAGGTTGCTAATTTTAGCGTTTTAACTAATGGTTTGTTACATCCTTCTGCTAAACAAATTTTTGAAAGATCTCCGTTTACACCAGAAAATGCAGATAGAGGTTATAGAATATTTAGCCAAATAGTAACTGGCATTCAAAAAAGAGAAGACATTAGTGACAGAAAAACAGCAGAGAGTATGTTTTTTGCACAAAACTTTTCTGACAATGGAATGATTCCAGATTTTTTTAGGACTGTAAGCACCTTTGGGATTGAGTTGGCTCAAGAGTCTTTTCTTGGCAATATGAAGAAAAATCTTAATAGAGCTGAAAGCGAAATTATACCGAAAGGCGGCAATAAAGATGATTACTTTGATAAGGTATTTAAGTCGTCTTTGAAAAACTGGGAATTTTTTTCAATATTTGAACACGGCATATCTTCTCAAAACAAGCAAATGTTAAATGAAATGGCCGCTAATGCTGGTGTTAGCAATATAGAAGATGCTTTTATTAGTGATCCTGATATTAGAAATCAGGTTCAAGGTTTGTTTTTTAATAGAATGGTTGAGTTAAAAGGTATATCTAATCCTGAAGCTGTTATGCAGGATATTCTTCGTGATATTGGCAAACGTTTAGGAGTTCAACAAAACCCTAGAGATGGGTCTTTGGAATTTGTTAAAGATCCTATATTGAAACATGCTCAAGCTACAGTACCAACTAACAGATTAAACGGTACACCTGTTGTTTCTATTAATATGAATACAATTACTAATGATGTTAGGGATTTATTTCTAAATGAAAATTCAGCAATTAGCTCTGAATTAAGAAAATCCCTAATGGATATGGGAAGTGGCACAATTGATTTTAGGGCGAATGAAAGAGAAACTCCTACTATGCACTTTGTAGCCAATGAAACTTTTGGTGCTGAACAAACATATAGTGTCTATATAAGGGATGGTTATGGAAGAGGAAGTCTTCTTCTTGATAACTATAGATATGATTTCAAAAATAGTCAGGCTTATAAAGAAAGTTATCTTCCGACTCTTAATGCCCTTAATACCGAAAAAGCCAAACAGGTTTGGAGTATGTGGGGATTATTAGATCCTTCTTTGGTGCAAGCATCGTTCAACTCTTTTGAAAGAACAAGAAACGATAAATCTCTTATTCCTTTAATAAATGCTTATAATAAGTTAAGAAGCAATATAGGTAGTCCGTCTGATGACTCACTTATTACAGAAGAAGAAAGAAATGATTTTTTTAAGATACTAGACACTGTAACAAGTTTGGGATTTAAGTGATGAGCAATATTGATTGGAATTTTATTAAAGAGCAAGAAGGTTCTAAGACCACAGGTTATGTTCCTGATGCTGGTAATTCAAAATCCGGTGTAACTATTGCAAGTGGCTTTGATTTAGGAGCAAGATCATTATCTGACTTAAAAGGTTTACCACAGGCAATTATAGATATTTTAACTCCTTTTCTTGGCATTAAGGGAGCGCAGGCAGATGAGGTTGCTAGCAACTTAAAAGTGTCTAATGACCAAGCTAACGTTATAGATGAGTTTTCTAAAAAAGAAGCTACTGATAGGTTAAGAGCTAAATGGGAAGCTGCTACTGGCGAGTCTTTTGATGACTTGCCTAAAAGTAAAGCTACAGTCGTTGCTTCAGTTGCTTTTCAATACGGTGATTTAGAATCTCAAACACCTAATTTTTGGAGACAAGTTACTTCTGGAGATTGGGACGCAGCAAATGATAATCTTAAAAATTTTGGAGATAATTATTCTAGCCGCAGATTAAGAGAATCTGAATATTTGACTGCTGGAAGGCTAGAAGAAACCCTTGCTAAAACTGCTCCAGCCGATGCTCCTAGCAGACAGTTAAGCGATGCTGAGTTAATAGCTAAAGTCCAAGACTCTAAAAAAAAACAGTAGAAACTGAAGAGCCTCTGCCAATAATAGAAGAAAGAGTTACCCCAACGCTAACTGAGCCAGAGCAGGGGGAGCTTCCTATTATTATTGACCCTGTTTCGAATAAAAAAGTTAATGAAGTTGTTGATGATCTAAATTTAATTACTGAACCAGTAGAATTAAAAACTATTGAAACTGT